ATTCGTTCCCACTCGATTCGTTGAAGCTCATCCTCTGACTCCTCTGGTTCTTCCTCTGGGAGGTCACCAAATAGGTCATACTCCACTTCTGGTTCTTCATTTGGATCGTACTCACCGTAATCCTCACCTAGAAGCATACTCACATTGCATACTTTATTATTCATGTGATTAAATACCCCACAATCATCGCACAAATGATGCACACGATGATTAATCCCCAATCTGCATAATCTTCCCAATTCATACCTTGAATACCTCCTGTTTTTCAGTGTTATTAAAAATAAAGACCTCACTGGTCTCTCTCAGTCTTTCCAAAAGTGCGTGACCTCTACGCTTGTCCAAAAATAGACTAATTGCTTCCTTTGATTTCACTTGAGTGGTAATGAGATTTGGAAGCTTCCGTGCCATCCGTTGTTCGATAACCTCAAATAAGCCCTTCTGCGTTGTCTCCGTTAGCTTTTCAGCAAAGAGGTCATCGATTGCGAGAACTGGCACTGTAGTGACCTCCTTGAACCACTGACGGTATTGTGTGCCTCGCTTGGCATCCACCAGTTCCGTGTGAAAGTCACCTGCAAAGAATGCCTTGAATAAAATGCGTTGCTTGTGGAGTTGCTGAAGTAGCAAACAGAGTGATCTGGTCTTGCCCTGTCGTGAATCACCGAGCAAATACAACCCTTTCTTGCGGTTTAAATCCCATGTGAGGATATTTGCTAGGTTATCCTTACCTGCCTTGGGCAAACGGTTTAATTCAGTCTCACGGTAGAACACTGGGATTAAATCCTCAATAGGTGCTTGGTAGCCTACCGCAGGTGGTTCATTAGCCTCTCTCTCATGGTATGCATCGCAACAAGTGTCACACACTGCTACATCCTGTCTGCCTCCAAATAAAGGTTGATTGATTAGTTCCTCTGTCCAACCAGAGTCTTCACCGCATTCTCGGCATGGAATAATTGTTGTTGTAGTTGTCATAAATTAAAAATCGTCTTCAGTGAAATTACCGTTCGTTACGGTCACTGGTTTTGCCTCAAGTGTTTTCTTTCCGAAATACCATCCAACATACCCAGATGATATCGCCCTGTTTAAACGGTCTATGATTCCATCAATTCCTTCGACCTCATAGATTGCCTCAAAGTCACGAAATGCTTGTTTGAGTTGGGAATCCTTAATTGTCTTCCGCTTGGATTTGCAGTAGTTGCACCAATCGTCCCATGCCTCTTCCAATGTTGGGTCACTTATTATTAATTTATATTTATTATTATTTAATATATATAATATATAAGGTGCACCTTGAGAACTGGGTATGGTATCACCAGTGGTATCACTGTTGGTATCACTGGTGATACCACTGCCCTTTTTCTCAACCTCGCCAGTCACAGTTAAATTTGTAGTAATGGTATCACCAGTGATACCACTTTTCTTGATCATGGTATCACCAGGTGATACCACTTTCATTTTGCGATCTTGGTTGAATGGTATCACTGGTGATACCACTGGTGATACCATTCAAAGCCAAGTTTGTGCATCGTTTGTGCTCAATGATACAATGTTTCACTGCCTCATTGATGCTCAAACCATACTCCTCGCAGAGTTCACCAATGTACTCTTTTAAAGCCACTGGTAACCTCAAGGTTACTTTATAATCAGAATGGGACATCGTCCTCCTCTTCCTCACCGTACACCTCATTATCGATTGCATCTTGTACGGTTTCAGATGCATCAGTGCCATTATCCCTTACCTCAATGTCCTCTGCGGTAGTCGCTTTATTCCACTTGATAATGCATTTGTAACCTCCCTTATTTTCTCCAGTCACTCCACTAAATGATTCTCCAATTATTTGGTCAAATGCTCCCAGTGTTAACTCCCAAGAACCATCTTCTTTCTGCGATGCGATTTCCTCAAAAGCAGGTGCAGTTAAGCCAAATGCTTCAAATACAACCTCCGTTTTCCAGTGTGCCTTCTTCGAGAAAAATAGTGACTCGTAAATTGCATCATCCTCACCATTTCCGATCATCATAGTAATGTATCGGTTACCTTTTCTGGTAACTAGCGTTTCCCCATCTTTATTCTCAGTAAAGATATCAATTAATTTTAAGTTTTGTTCCATATTTATTTGTTTTTTTGAATTGCATGGGAGAAACTCACTCCCATCATTTTTGCGTAATTTTTACCTGCCTTCTCAGCTTCAGCTTCAGTTCGTGCCTCAACCTCAAGTAACTTTGAAATAACTTTCTTAAATGGTTTTTGAATCTGACGGTAGCCAATGATTTCCCATTTTTTAAGACCGTGGACTTTACTTGACTCTCTTGGCATCACAGATTCCTTTCCTGCATATCTCCATGAAGTGCTCCTGCGATCTTCCAGAACTTCTCAACCATCCCTTTTAGGTCACCGTCTGCAAAGTCCAGAGTTACATCAAAATCACCTGCGTGGTGATAACCTATAGCACATGGGTTTGAGTAGCGTGGATCGAGTCCTGCCTTATCAACTATTGAGTTAATGTGGTTCTGCCTAGCATCCTCAATCTTGGCATCAATCTTATCTTGATCCTTGAGGTTTCCTACCTTCACATTTTCTGGTTTAAATGCAGGTGCTTGTGCCTTGATCAATTCAATTGATTTTGGCTCAGTCTCAATATCAAACATGGTGCATTTATCCAGTTGCCAGAGACCAAATGCTCTTGATTGCCTTCGGTAAATCTCCAGAACCAGTTCCACATCTTTTGTAAGATATTCAATCTGGTCACTTCGGTTCATCTGGTAAAAGAATTTACCGTTACCTTCCTTGCCAGATAAACCATATGCTTTGGCTAAGTTGCCCAGTGATATCATTTCACCATATTTGCCAAGACCATTAATAAGCTGAGTATCGACAAAAACATCTGGATAATACCTGCCTTTTCCCCTACCAAATGGTGTGAGAAAACTAGGCACTTTAATCCCATTATAGGAACTCCAGTTCATTAAATATCTTATATCGAAATCGATGATGTTATGTCCGACTAATTTACCCATTTTCTGCCCTCCATTGTTCTGCTTGGTTCATAAGGGTTGATGGTTTCGTTTTCAGAAACTTTTCGTTCCTATCATCCTTGGCATCTCGTGGAATGTAGGAAATACCATTTGCCCAATCCTCAATCTTTAGCTCAACCAATTTATCTTGGCATCTTTCTACTAAAGATTTTGTGGGTGCAGGTTTAGCCTTTGGTTTTGGTGCAGGTTTCTTAACCACACCATCCGTATCCTCCTCGGCAGGAAGTGCGAATACACAACCAAGAGCATACTTTTTTGCATACGATATGCATGAACCATTTGCTTGGCTCGCATTCATGCCCTTGGCATCCTCCAGAGGGTGCTCATAGAAACTGGGTTGAGTCCTTTGCCCACTCTTGTGGACGATAAAAGTCTCAATGCCAATATGACCGTCCTTGGCAGGTTGAAGATTTTGCTCAAACCAAAGACCGTGCTTTGGTAATACATTTCTTAGGATCGCAACGATTTGATCCAATCCTGCGTATTTGTATCCATACCCTTTTGTATCTTTGACTGGGTTTGTGAGTTCCGCTTGAGCCGAAACAATAGCAGAATAAATTTCCGCAAAACCCAACGAGTGATCGTGAATAATATGTTTTTCATCTTCCATTATTTTGCCTCCGCAGGAATTTCGTATTGCTCTAATGCTTTGAGAACTTTTTCTGGTTGAAATCGAACAGTTGCACCTATTTTTAAAAAAGGGATTATCTGCTTATTTCTGAGGTTGTTAATGCTCCGTGGGCAAAGCTGAAGAAAATCAGCAATTTCTTTTGTATTATATAATTTCATTTGTTTATTAGTTGTAGTAGATCATCCAATCTGAGCGTAATCAGATTTTCAGAGTTGTTTTTTCGGTGGATTACGCAGGGTGGTTTCTCACCCTTTGAATCCGAAATTGCTTGTGTCATTGCTTGGTAGAGATTCAGCTTTTCTACCCTCTTTGCCTCGATGTGAAATGGGAATGTAGAGACCACATCTGGGTCACCATTTGCACCGCAGTACTGTTGTCCCCTGCGACTAGGAAATCCGTTGTCATTTAAAATATGGGCAATCTCTCGCTCATACCGTGCTCCTTTTGCTCTAGAGTTTGTCATTATTTTCAATCCTTTCTTCTAAGTCGGAATATAAATCTTGAATGTACCCTGCTAATTCTTCCATACTGCCCTTCCACTTCCCTCCAGTTTTAATCGTCAGTTCTCCTTCTGCTATCAATGCTTAACGAAAGATTGTCAACCGATAGAGTGGAAGTGTTAACGGTATAGACACAGGTGTACCCTGCTTTTCTTTGATATAGATCAATTAGTTACCCAATACTTTCCACTACACCCTCAGATCGTTCTTATGTGCAGTAAGGTCACTATAGTACCTCTCGCACACTGCGACTGAGTTTCTGAGCGTCTTACTCGCATGGTAAATACCTGCGGTGGTAGCCAACCTCGCTCCAAGAATTTTACGCAAACGGTGACAAGCTTTGTTGTCAGTGATGCCTAAATCCTGCTTTAAGAATTTAACGAACCTCTTGTGCAATCTAAGTCCACCTTGGATTACATTCTCATCATAAGAGGCAGATGAGAAGTGTTCGAATAATTTAGAAGAAATACCAACCTTTTCCACATGGTCAGTATTTTTTAATCTGCTACGCTTCGTAGCAAAAGGTAGCAACAAGAAATGTTGCCCATTGAAAGTAGTGAAATCTCTACCCTTGACTTGATAAATTTCTGATGCCCTTAATCCTGCACCAAAAGCCAAAAGATAGATGTCGTAAAACACTGGATGTGTCTCACGGTTTGCTTCAAAGAAAGATATTATTCTTTCAACCTCATTGTCATCGGTAGTAAAAGGTTGGGACACTGTTGACTCTGCAATGTAATTAACAAAGTTAGCAAAATTACCAGTGTCCCAACCTTCCCTTTTGAACAACAACAGATTTCGTTTAGAGAAAAGTGATCTGATTTGCCTAATTTTGTGAGGCAATCCGTATTTCTTAGCCCACTGCTCTGGCAATGTTCTACCAGTGTGGTCAGTGTCTAGGAATGATTCAGTAGATTCATCCAGTGACCTACCTTCTCTCTTGTAAAGGTCTTTTAAATGACTGACTGACTTCTTACGAGTGGCTAATGCTCCACCGCATTCATCATTCTCAATAATCCAGTCGAGGAACTCACGCACGGTAATATCACCATCCGCTTTTCGGATAGTGCGAGTTACAATATCAAGAACATCTGATTCTGTTAATTCTTCAAATCCACAATTTAAAGGAATGCGGTAGCTATTGTCTTTGTAATAAAATTTGAGGGATAACTTAGAATTTTGACACTCAATAGAGATGTCAACGGGAAGCTTCAATTGTGGTGAATTAAGAACAAATTTATGCAGTTCTGCAATATATTTGATGTTTGAATTTTTAGTATTTCGAAATTCATACACATCCTGTCCGATATTGCACAAAGCTTCCCCACCTTTCTCATTAAAAGAATGGAGGCGCGGGTCGGAATCGAACCGACGAATAGGAGATTTGCAGTCCCCAGTACGCTCTATTGGCTCAGTTGGCATCGTTAGTTAATGTTAATAGAGGTTAATTCGTAGAGGTCAAGCTTTCTTTATATTTTTTAAATAAAGTCCACCCATTGAACCATCTGCCATCTCGGTCTTCGTAAAACCTATACCAGTATTGGCGAGGTGAATTGTTTAGATAAATGTAGCCTTGAGCTACTCTCCATTTTTCAAATTCGTTGTGCATTTTATTTAGTCTCCCTAGCTGAGTGCGATTTTATTGATCAAGATTTCGATTGGTGAAAAAGTTTTAAGGATATTGGTGTAGCGAATGTCCTTAGTCTGAGCTTTGGCAATTCGGCGATATCTATGAAATGTAACCCTGTCTTCTCTGCTCAAAGCATCTATCCACTCTTCATCAATCTCACCATCGATACAAAAGCAATTATGGGAGTCCACATATTTTATATTCTCATCTGCCCAACCTTCATTCCCCCAATCTATTTCAGCGGAGAATAATATTCTACCGCCATCCACATAAATGTGCGTTGCTACTGAGTTGAGAGTTGCGAGATGTTTTTTAGTTATGTTCATGTGGTTGATCTCCTTATGCCTGTGCGAATCTTTCAGCAGTTTGCCTTTCCTTAACAATGCGAGTGACCTCATATTGTGCATTCGCAAGTTCACCTTTCTTTTCCCAAAGTCTTGCATTGAGGATATTCATTTGCTCATTCAAAAACTCAATCTCGTTATTAATAGAAGAATGTAAGTCTTCAGCAAATTTTAATCTTTTATTTAGGTCTGTAGTATTATTGTTCATGATTAAGACACTAATTTAAATTATTGCGTAATGCAAGAACTAAATGAAGAAATCTCGTGTCATAAACTTTACTGACTGTTTAAACAATCAGCATGAAACGCTAGGAGTCGCTTAAATACTAGCGAGCAAGAGGTGTGTTACCTCTGTTACCTGCAAAATTATTTCTAACTTTTTTTACCTCAACAGGTTTAGATTTGCTTTTTGTGACAGGTTTTTTCTCAGTTTTCTCTTTCATTTTCCTCTGGATTCTTTGGTTCTGGTTCTACATCTGGGAGTGTCTGGGCGATAGTTGCTGAGATAATAGTATTAGCGTTGTCTGGGAATATATTGCCCTTCCATCCGATGCCACTCGCTTCAGCACTTTTTTTCAAATACTCTGATTTTTGGGCAAAGGTCATTTTTTTCAATTCTTCTGAAGTAGGCTTATTCATTTCTTTATCCTACCACTTTTACTTGATGAATCAAAAAGATAATTTGTCTTTGCAGACTTTCTTAAATTACCTCCAATTAAATCTGTTGATTTTCCTTCTCCTAAAATATTCTTTCCAAGTGTCTGAAATTGCTTCTCGGAAAAATACGATGACCTGCCCTCGTTGGCTTTATCTTGGGGTCTGTATGCCCATAGGATGTTTTTCTTCTGTGCCTTGGTTGCCTTCTTTTTGTCCTTACTTTTCACCCTGTCTGTTAAGCGTTTAAACGCTTTCTTTTCAACAGTCCCTTTTGTGAAATAATTTTTCTTTTCATTTGATTTGAAAATAGTCTTTACCTCTTCCTTCATCAAAACCGCATCATCCTTGTCGAGGAATCCCTCTAATCCTGCAATGTCCACTAGTTCTTGAACCTCTGCCATCGCATTCTCTCTGAGCTTAGAGGTATTGTAGTGCTTACTGGAAACTTTCTCAGCTTGATTGTAAATTCTTTGAACTGAGTCTGCTACCTGCGGTAAACCATCATACTTGCGGTTCTGTAAATTATTTATTTTAGCCTTAGTAAGATTAAAAACATCTCTTGCAAATGCAGTCCGTGCGGTAGGTCTTTCTGGCTTAACTGGCATCGAATCTGATCGAGTGTAATTATCTGCAACTAACTGCTCAGTTTTATATGTAGGTACATTGTGCTTACCCATGATCTGTCTTATTGCAGTTTCATTGTTAATTATCTCATTCGATAACCTCTCTGGTTTGTAGTACAAGTCAGCAATAAACATCCCCTCGGTTGATTCCGTAAACCCAGTAAGGAAACTATCACCATCACCATCAACTAAGGTTGAGAGGTCAGTGAAGAAATTCTTTTTCTGGGTAGCATCGAGTTGAGTGGTGTCAAAGGTAACTGCTTCATTGAGTCCACCCATATTAACCTCTTTGACTGTTGGTCTACGGAAAACATTACCATCCGCTTGATCAAGTCCTCTACTAATTTCTACCATCACTTGGTTCACCACTGATGGGTCACCCTTTAGTGCCATTGTGATGTTAGGTGCTACCGCAGTGACTCCATTCTCAGTGTATCCACCTTGCCCTACCTTGACCTCATCAACCCTCATTCTAAGACCGTGACCATCCGCAATCTGTTGCAGTTGTTCACCAAGTCCCTGCGAAAACTTTTCGGTTATTGCTTGTTGCCCCATTAATTTTTCTTGAGCTTGAACTGCAAGTGCTTCTTTGGATGCACCAAATGTAGTCACCTCAAATGGTAAAATTTGTGTTGCCGTTTTATTATATGAGTCGGTAACCGCAGACATTATTTGTGTGGCACTTGTCGGCAATTCTCCACCAAAAGTTTTGTCCGCTTGAGTCATCAACATATCAATTACCTGCTGACTATTTGGTAAATCTTTTACCGACTGTATCTGTTGACCTAACTCTGACAATTTCATCGTTGCCTCATACAACGGTGTAAACCTATCCCCAAATAAAACTAAATTTTGATTGGCAGGTAATGGATTATCTAGCTTGGTTAATGCCCATAAAATTTCCTGTGCATTCCTCGCATATAATTTCTTCTTACCAAAAAATTTAGCGTACCCTGCCTTATTTAATTCATCTGCAATGAGACCATCTACGGTCTGGTGGGCATCATACAATGCACCTCCACCCTTGGGTGTTAAACCGTCTTCGTCTGCCTTGGTGTAGTAAGACCATTCCGTAGTAGCATCAATAGGTTCATTCTGCCTTACCGCCCAGTTGTCCTCATTCCAATCTTTTCTGCCATCAATCTGGAGAGCATTAGCTTGCTGATGCTTAATCTCCTTGGTGTGCTGATACCGCATCTGTTTCATTGCCTCGTTCCAGTACTTACCGTGTGCTTTATGAACCTTTCTATGCTTCTCCACTGACCAGTGAAAGGGCGATTTCATCTGTTGTTTTGCTCGCTTAGAGATTGGAATGTAGGCAGGGTGAGCGTATCCCTTTCCTGCCATATCCCACATATCTACTGTGGCTAAACCATCCAGTAATTGTTGGAGTTTAATCGCATCTTTAGGTGATAAATTCTGCCCCTTCTTGGTCAATCCAAGTGTCTTAGATGCACGGTCAAGAAGTATATCCACATCTCTTTGAGTACCCTCTACCTTAGCAATCTCGATTAGTTCAGCTAGACCATTAAGGTAAAAATTTCTTACCTTGTCATCAGCACCAATGGCATCTGGATCAAGGACTTCAAAGTGCTCTCCCCTATCCCATTCTTTTGCGGTACGGTTACCTGCAATCTGTTGATCAGCAGGATTAATCTTATGCCCTGCCCTTGATCCATGAGGGTGCATCATTGACCGTGCTGACTTAGTCATATTTGCTGACACTGCTGACCGTGGAGAACCTAGTGCTAGGAATCTTAACTGTAGGTCTGCGACATCGAACAAAGTCCTTTCTGGGAACTTTATAACCTGTGCCATTTGATAGGCAGTGTTCCCCATGTCCGAATAAAACAGTGCCGTTCTTTGTGCAAAGTCTGGATACTTTTCTTTAGTATATTCTATTTTCGTAACAATAGATTTAATGAGGTCAGTCACATCCTTGTAACTTGAGAACATACCTTTTTTATTGGCATTAATAATTCCCATTCTGGCAGGTAGTGCAACACTACCATCAATTTCATTATCACCGTAATCTTTGATAGTCAATTGTGACTCTACTGCCTTCTTGTTACCCTCTAGTTTTTTAATCTTATGGGTAAGTTCAACATGATACTTCGCATCACCGTATGCCTTTGACCACTCTCCTCCCAGTGCCTCCTCAATTGATTTATTTGGGTTCTCCTTGAGCACCTGTTTTTGCTCTGGAGTGAGTGAGTCTATAGCATAGGAAAGAGTATCCTTTTTAATTTGCTCTGCTTCTTTAGCTTGCTTTTCTGCCAATTGCTCTGGGGTCAACTTACCCTTGGAGGGCATAAACTTGATATTAGGTTTTCCTTGCTCAATTGACCCATCTTTATTGATGATTAACCACTCTGGCATTGGATATTCATCACTGATTACTTTTGCAATAACTGTATCATTTTTGCCATTTTCGTAACTTATGAGACCTTTGTCGTGTAATCTGTCTAAGGCATTTATTTGATAAAATGTCGTGCGGACTCTAGAAAGGGGTACTGGGTCTGAACTTTTTTTCGGAAAAGCAATTAAGTTATTATCACCATCCTTTAAACCACTACCCTCTTTACCTTTGGATGGCATGAAGCTTCGTCCTTCTGGAACAAAGGCAGGAGGATAAGAAATTGAAGTTGGTTTAGACTTAGTCCCTACCTCAATATCGTGGAACATAAATCCAACATGATCGTTAGGAGCATACATCCCAAGAAACCCTTGTTTCTTTAAGAAAGTTTCAAATGCAGTCTGCCTACCTGCACCTATAGTGTTTCCAGTCTTTCCGTTACCTGCCTCTTGTATCCCTTGTTCCGCAACAAATGCCTCAAAGTCGTACAGGAACTCTTTAGTATTATAATGAGGTTTGCCAGTCCAAAGATTATTTTTATCAATCTTTGTGTGGTGTGCGAAATCTGTAATTAAACCTTTCTCTGGCTTATAATTTCCATCACCAAAATATGTTCTATTAGAATATAATTCTGGGTAGTTTGCCTTGCGACTACCTTCCGCACCTTTTATTCCAGTGCCATGAAAGTCAGTCTTTAGGACTTTTCTTCTGACTGGTCTGGTTGGGAAGTGGACGAAGTCAACGAATCCTCCTCCTTCTTCAACTCTGCCCTTCTCTCCTCTGATAGATAAGGGTGATCCGTCATGTTCATACCCATCTTTGAGACGATTTCCTCCGCTTCTTCTTGGGTCATCTTGGCGATAATTTCTGCGTAGTTTGGAATCATAATCTATTGGTTTTAATTGTTTATCAACTGACATTACACCGTTCTCTATGGCAGTGGCAATGTCATTGTTTAATCCTAAGTGAAGTGATTTTTGGAAATCTAAAGTGCCATCTGGTTTCCAGATATCTTGACTTCTTAAATGGGACTCCATTCGCATATTGCCCTCATTCGGTCTGTACATTGGGTAAGGTTTTAATCTACCACTGAACTCACCACTCTCAATGTTCTTCAAAGATGGCATAAATGAAGTCGTACCACTCCAATTTATTTTCCTTTGCTTGGCATGATTCATACCCACTGATCTGGAGGGCATGAAATTATTCTTCATGTTGTTGTAGTCTACTGCGAAACCTTTTGTGCCAGTAGTATTTGCTCCCACTAACTCACCGATCTGGTAACTCTTAATGGCATTTTTCATACCATTGCCTTCCTTTGCCCAGAACTGTTTATTAATTGGGTCTTTTAAAACATCTGCTTTAAGTGTGGTAGAACCAAATGCAATTGCAAATAATTCATTCTCCCCTTTTCCCTGTGGATTAATGGGGTCTTCTCTACCGTATTTCTTAAATGCATTTTGTGCGTGTGCAGTCAATGCATCTGCAAATTTCTGTGGGTCATTATTGTATTTTTTTAACAACCCTGCCTGTGCCATTGCTTGGATATTCGACTCAACAATTTCATTATTATATGCCATCACCTTCATGGATGGATACGAAATTTTTTCTTCCCCAGTTTTTCTATTTTTATTTTTTCTGGGTGCTTTAGGGGAGAACTGATAACCGAATAAAGTTATGTCATGGATGTAATATGGATTGTAGTCTGACCACTGTCCTTGGTGACCACTTCTCTTTCCAATCCGAACTCGTTCTCTAGATGCAATCAAGGTATCTACCATGTCCACAATTGCATCCATCACATCTGGACGAAGTGAATTATTTTTCAAGTAGTCACGAATGAGAGGATGCATATTTTGATTAGAGGCATCCCTTCCAAGACCAACATATTTCTTATCTAAATCCTTGGTCACCTTTTCCATGATGTCGCTAAACTCATCGAACATCTGTTGGTCTTTTAAAATAAAATCATTACCTGCTAATAAGTCCCAAGTCAGTCCACCATTGGTTTTTTTGAATGAAGACTGTGCAGTGTCACCTTGTTTTGGAAAAACTTTCTGACCAGTGTCAACCGCATCTGCCCTCGCCTGTTGAACCTCCATTGCCTCACTTAAATAGTTCTTATAAAGATTCTTTAATGGTTTTGGAATTTTAGCAAAAGGTAGGATTGCATTCTCTGCCCCAGTCTTTGGGTTTATGATTCCAAATTTTGCCAATGCATCTCTCGCACCACCAAGTAACAGTGAACGAAATTGTGGTTCAAACATATCAAAAACATTTGGATTCTGTCCGAAATAAGTGGCAAACATATCTGCACCCATTTCCTCTGCAAGCATACCTGCGTCCTTTAAAATTCTATCTGCTTGCTCTGGACTTGTCTTGCGAACACGGTCTGCATAATTCTGTGCGAATGACATTGCCTCACCGTTTAAACGCACTGACTCCATTCCTTTTATTTTGTTCCCATCCTTATCAAGGAAGAAAAATTCTTTACCCTCTGGGTCTTCATAACTTTCAAGAACCTGCCTTCTGGTTGTGATGTCTTTCCCTAAATGTTGTTGCATGAAGTGATGCCCAAACTCATGTGCGAAAATATGGGATGCCTCTGCCACTGCACCCTGCATATCATTTTTATTTAAAATCATTAACCCCATATCACGATCATAGTGGGCAGACGGTGCATCTTTTGGATCAAGTCCCAATGCACCTGCAAACTCATTCAGATCGACTATCTGCATCCGCATTTTTTCAACTGGTGCAAGTGCATCCATAGTTGAAAGTAAAACTGCACTGGATGGACTTGCCTTTGCTAACTCAGTAATTGCCTCAGTGTGTATGACAGAATTTTTCTTTGCAATATACTCACGAATACCCTGCTGAGATCGTGCGGTAAGATTCCCTCTGACATCTAATGCATTGCTATCCTTACCACTACCTCGTTGTCCAATTGCACCACCGATCCCACCACCCATTCCAAGACCAGTACCGAATGCCATACCTGCCTGTTCATCAGTTGCACCACTAGCATACTGAAGTGCAGATTGTAGTATCCCTGCGGATGTTCCACCTACCATTGCATCGAATGCAACATCGTACATTTTCGTGCCAAGAAGTTTATGGGAAGTTGTCGCTAGTTTTCTGACCTTCTCACTTACATTTGGATCAGTTGCTAGACGATATAAAAATCTTTCATGCGAACTTGGTCTGGCAAAAACTCGTGCAATATCAGCACTGTTCCTACCTATCTTTTCTCCATACTTAGTTGCTATCTTTCCAATCTCTAAAGCAACTGGTGCAAGCCAGATGGAACTACCTCCATCGACAAACGCACTCACTCCAATAAATGACGAAACTTTTCCTGCGGTTGAACCTGCTATTTTTTCTGGAACTTTAAGACCTCGATGAACTGTGCCTAAACCTTTTGCTCCATACTCTAAAATTGGTGCTACTGTTTTTGCACCTCCCTTGATCACACCTCTGACTCCTCCAGTGTAACCCTTGACGAGCACTCCACTGCCTCCTGCGATATTTGTTATGTCGGCAATGTCTGCTCCTGCCCTCATGTCCCCCATGTACTTTCCACCTGCCTTTGCCTCGATTAATTTCTCACGAGCATCTGTCATGTAATTAATCATCTCAACTTGTCTGCGGTGATGATTCGCTTTCTTGGTTTCCTCTGGAAGATCATCATCCTCATTGAATCGCTCAACAATCATTTTGCCGATTCTAGCTAAGTCTCTAGTGCCAACCTCTGGCATTGCCATAAGTGCTTTGTATGCATCTGGGTCACCCTTGCCTCCTAGTACCTCTGGCAGTAAACCCTTAACTATTGACTCATCATTTAAAGCACCTCCCCAAGTCTCTTCAAAGTAATCGATCATTTCTGGAATTGCTCCAATAAATGCTTTTGTCGATTGCCATGTAGACCTATTTTTTTGCCGATCATACTCTGCATCAGATTCTGCACGAGTAGGTATAAGACTATTCCTCTTAGGAACTTTTACATTTTGCTTCGTGGTTGGAAGCTTCCTAAAGGATGATGGAAGTTTTATTTCTGGCATTATGTTCCTTGGGATTCTCTTCTATAAGTTTCATAATCCAATCTGGGGTTACCAGTACCACCACCTTTTTTGCGTTGGTACTCCTTGAAATCACCAGATTTTAAATTACGATCTAAGATCATTGTCTCGATAATTTTTCTTTCCTCAGAACCTTTGGGATATTTGGCAAACATCTTATGAAGTTCGTCAGACTCAACCTGTCCATTAGCCTCCACGATATCCATGACATCATACATCAAACTTGCACCTCCGACTGCAAGTGCAGTACCACCAGTGAAAATACTACCAATTATCTTTGCAGACACTTTTTTAAACACACCTCTTTTTGCAAGGTATTCTGCTACCTTGCCCTTCATCTGTTGTTTAAATTTTTGTGCCAACTTACTCCGTAATTGTTTCTCACCTTTCTTGCCACTACCGACATCTTCGACACCCATCTCTTTTGCAAATTCTTTTAAGTCAGATAGTGGTGCTTTTTTAAATGCATTTAATGCTTGTCGATACCTCCCACTAGACTCACCCATTGCCTCTAATGCATTTCCACGAGCGAGATTATTCATCATCCAATCCGCAACTTTCTTGCCTACTATTGCACCACCTGCCATTTCGTAGACATCACCCATTCCTTTTTTGTTCAATCCAGATTGAAATTCTGCCTCTAAGTCTTGTCTTGCTTGTGGGTTTTCATTTTTGGATTGTGGTGTAGAATAGATGTCATCAATCGCACTATTGACTTCCTTCTCAACTCTCTGGTCAGTCTGGCTATTAGTGTATCGTTCTGCCTTACTTATCATTGACTGAATTTGGGCATCGTCTATCCTTGGGTTCTCTTCTTTGAGTTGGTTTACAACTGAATCCATACCTTGGGTTTCAATTGCGTTTGCCAACGAGGGAACATCATCATCTGCTATGGTAAAAGCATAAGCACGGTCATGGTATTTTGAATATGGACTAAGTTCTAAAAGTCTCTCCTCAGATATATTTGGATATGCAGTTCTTAGTTGCTCTTGAACATTTACACCATGTTGCTCTAGTCTCCTAGTGTTAACTTCCATCAAAGCTTTTGTTGCTTCTTGAATCCCCAGTATATCTTGTGCCGATGCTCTTGCACCAACTTTAACAGTAACCATTTCACCTTCTTTATCTGCCCAACCATTTTGAACATCTTGTGCAGTGGCAGGTCTCTCGATTGAACCATCTCCAAATATTTGTGTCTTTAATCTTTCGTAGGTACTTCTTGCATCTGATGCACCTTTCACTGCATCAACATCCTCGTTGGTCATTACACCAACACCGTTTGCTAACCGTGCAAATTGTCGAACAACAAATCCTGCGGAAGATGCATTCGCAATTTCATATGCCCCTTCTGCCGTTTGTTTTATAGCAGTTTGAATACCTGCTTGTAATCGATCATTAGTTCCTTCAGCAGTTTGCCACTCTTTATAATTTGGATCAGATTGCCAGTATTTCTTAGCAGTATCCATGATGACTGTTGGCTCAATTAAATCCTTATCCAAAGTGGTGTACATACCCCTACGATCTTCCCCTGTAATCTCTCCACCATAGGCATCCATGTACTGAGCAAATAGTGACCTCATTAAACTAGGATTAGATCGATCATATTTACCCTGTTTAATCATTGAGGTCTTCCATGAGGCATAGGATGCCTTGGGCAAAAGGTTCATACTTTTCATCTGCTCATAAACTTGTGGCAACAAATGAGACTCTTCTTGGGTATAACTTAAATTATTAAAATCAAAAGTTGTTGTCCCATCCTCACCCTGTTTAAACGCAGTGGCAAATATCTTTTTAATCCCTGCTTCATCAGCAGTTTTTTGCTCTAAGGCATTTAATGCTAATTCGCTTTTCTCAATATTAAGTTCAGTTAATTGCTTCTGTTGATTGAACTGATCATTTAACATTTGAGTCTTCTGGAAGTCCTGCATCTTCTCATTGAACTCCTTCACACCACCAGAATCACGAATGATATCATACATCATTTTATTCGCCTTCTTGGGGTCTTCTGACATTTCAGCAACCTCCTCCTTACTCATGCCATTAGAGATAAGCATCTCTTGACCATGTGGAGTGTTCACAATCTCTTGTGCCTTTTTCTCCATCCCCTTTCTTTCAAAGTATGCGTTACCAACCTTGGCAATTGCCTCGCCCATCTGGGCATACATTTTCCCAACAACTTCACCAGTCCGACCAATAGCGGAGTGATCCTGTTTTGCCAAATTAAGACTTTGAAAATAAGGTGATGCCATTTTAAATTACCTCTCTAACTTTGGAGGTCATCCACTTGCGAATGATCCTTTTTAATCTTGGTTTATTTTTGATAAACTTAGCGAACCTTTCACCGAACTTGAGGTAAGTTGCCCTAAACCAAGCAGGTGACTCAGTGTCCAACCAGTCTCTAAATAACAACCACATCGGATTATTTTCACCATAGACTTCTCGTGCTACCCAACATCTTGTTATCCCTGCACTTGCCATTGATCCACCTGCTCCAATTAATGCCCCCATCATTCCTGCTTGTGCACCTGCTTGAGCACCGTAAACATTAGCTTGGTAGTTGGCTAAGTTGGCATTGGCATTACTCATATACTCAATGCCTTGACCTGCATTATAAAGAGTAGGTGTAGCACCTAGTCCTGCACCACTGCCGTAAACATTTTGACCACCCTGTGAACCAGAGAAGTTTCTTCCAGTAATTGCCATAAATGGGTCAGCACTGGTTGCTTTCTCTAATCCAACTCTTTGAGCCGAAACCGCACGGTCTGCTTGCAGTGCTTGCATATCTAACTGACGATTAAGTTGGTCAACATGAAGTCTCATGTCAGCATCCTTCTCAGCACCACCCAAAATTGCACTGGCAGTCTGAAGATCGACTTGTTGGTTTGCGATCCTCGCTTGTTGATTCAGTTGATCCGATGCGAGGTCTGCTTGTTGGTTTGCCATTTGAGACTGTAACCTCCTATCAGCATAACTCATGTCTTTTTGCTGATTTGTCATCTGGGCTTGCATTTGCCGTTGCCTCATTGCCTCGTCTGATTGTTGGTTCGCCATCTGTGCTTGCATACTTGATCCAACATCCGCACCTCTCAAGCTCGCCTCTTGCCCTGCAATTTGTCCTGCATAATTCCTTGCCTCGTTTTGCCTCTCTCTGCGAAGTGACTCTTTGTTAGCTACTTCATCCACGATACTGGAATAATTTCTGGCAACACCTCTTGCGGTTTGTCCTGCTCTGGCATCCTCCTCAACCTGTCTTAATTCTTGTGCGGAAAGATTTCCACCAGACTGAAGTTCAGACATGGCATCATTTCGCATCGCACTTCTCAGTCCACCAAGGTCACCCATCTGTTCACCTTGAACCTGTCTAGCACCGTATTGATTTCCAATGTCACGAGCATTCCCAACTGAACTAATTTGTTGCGATTGTGAACCTTGGATGTCCTTGACTTGGCTCATGTTAAATCCTGCCTTATTTTCAAGGTCACCACCAACTTGAATATCGTTTGGGTTCGATGATCTTTTAGCCAGAGCAGTGAAGTCATCAATTGCATTACCCACACCTCCCATACGCATTGCACTAGTTAAAGCACCAGAGTTCCTGTTCGCTAAATTGATTGTTTGCTTGAGCGAATCTGCGGTTTGACGGTATTTTAAATCTTGGTCTAATTGAGTAGTTCCAAGAAATTCCCCATCAGCACTGAACCCTGCTTTTCGTTTGGCAGTACCATCATCAAATCCACGCTTTTGATTACCTGCAATTAGTCCTGTCGCACCTTCTCTCCCAGTGCCATCCTTCCCTAACAGACCCTGCTTAATTACCTTCTGGTCAAGTTCAGCATAGGCTTGCCTACCATGATTTGGATTGGACTCCATATCATACAACTGTTGTGCATACTCCAACTGAGCGTCATATGCTTCCCCTAAAGATTCGCCATAAGTTTGTTGCTCTGGAGCAGGTGGTGGTGAGTCTACATACATTCCCATAATATTATTCTCCTATAAATCGTAGGTTCTTAAATCTTTCATTTTCCTCATGTGTTCCCATCCACCGCAAAGGTAGGCAATGTGGGCAAATAAATCTAAATCTCCGCACCGTAAACACCGTGCGATATCTCCCTCAAAATCTTCCGCATCCAAAGTTCTTTGAGCCAAAGAAACCATAAGGGGAAAGATTGATTGTTTGTGTAAATTCCAAAATGGATTAAAGGAAAGTGCCTCCACAAATTTTACCAGTTCCCCCAGAATTAATTCTTTGGGAGCATCCTTGTCACGATCAATTAAGTCATCGAACATATGATTGAAATTCCAAATTCTCCATCCCATCTCAAATGCATCTGGGTTGCCATTGGTGATTGCATAAATCCATTTCTTAGCCACTGGATTTTTCTTTACTTCATCTGGTGTGTCGCAGTAGTTCATAGAAGTGCAGGAATTAGTTTCGTGTTTTTTGACACTCCATCTAATTTTGAATTGTTAGTCATAGCGTTGTCCAACTGGGGGGAAATATACTGTACCAACTCACCAGTGTCCTGTGTCATTGGTTGATCCCCTGCGTTAGCATGGAGAACACTTGTTCCATCACTGCGGAAAATCCTAGCACCACTTATTACTAGTGGATTACTCCCAGTGTTCTGCAATTTAATATCCGCATTACTTACATTGATTCTGTAGTTCATTGCATTAATTGCGGTAATTGCATTGAACCAGTTTTCGATTCCAGTCGATGTGGTAGACTGGTAAACCGCAAACGCATATAACTCTCTTGAATCCGCAACACCATCACCGTCACTAATATCTATCTGTACATTTGGGTAGTCGGCAGTGAGAGTTGTTACATTACTACCATCGATACCATTGTCATTGTAAACAGTGTCTGCCTGTTGATCTGCGATAAATGAAATACCTGCACTGGTTGCCACACCAAATGCCTCGTAAGGGAGGAACGCAGATGCTCCTGCTTGGCAAGTCAAACGAATGCGAACATTGTCTCCTGCCTCAATCTGGGAGGTTGTGTAAGTTCCATTGGTTGATGTCGCAGAGATTACTTGGTTAATTACTTCTTGGGACTTAGTTACATTGTAAATTTGGAGAGTACTTCCTGCCTCAATATTGGACACTGCATATTCTAGAACAATGTTTGTGCCGTTAGCATCTGTGTACCTTCCTTGGACATTCGATCCAGTTAAGGTAATAACTCCAGTGGTTGTTAAATTTCCTACGAATGTGGATGCTTTGATCGTGATCGTTGTGCCATCACGCACAAATGCCGAAGAAGCATTTGAATCGATAAGCAAATCATAAGAACCTGCATCAATAGTGTTTCCCTCCCTTGACACTAATGGTGATGCTTCACCTGCATAATTATCAACGAGGTAAGATTTTGCTATGTCGTAAAATTTCTGTGGAGTGTCTATTGAAGTATAAGCATCAACTGTGGTTTTACTATTTTCTGTAATTATAAAATCTGGTTGCAAGACAACATCAATTTCTGACCCATCTGCACCTCGCAAAGCAATTTCGGTAGTAAAAATATTTTGTGCATAAGAAATTATCCCATAATCAAATATGTCATCGGTATAAGGTTGATTGTAATAATATTTCTTAGGATTTTTCCCTCTACTCCTAACCCATCCATTAACATCTCCCTGTGGTGAATACCCTTCACCTATTAAAACTTCAAATTCTGCAACCTCACCATTTGCGTCAGTTGTTTTTTCATAAGTTCGCTGAGTGGTAGCAAGGCTAGTATCGAAATTAGTGAGGATATGATTGCCTGGACTAAATAAACCTTCAACATCTGCAAAGGTATTACCTAGTAAATCCCAATCTGCTACACCGGGTTGTGAGTAGTTATTTGATGTGGTGGATTTATAATAATTACCACCATAGACAACATAATTATTCCCACCATATTTTTTACCCTGCACCCAATTGAGAGCATTGGTTCTAGTTATGTAAAGTGTTCCGCTATCTGTCACATAATCCCCTTGTGACAACTCTCCAAAAGAAAATGCAGTAGCTGCGCTTGTTGCAGTCGCGAGGTCAGCAGTTGCTAATGATGCGTCATCTTTTAGGTAAAACTTAGCACCTGGAATTGCAGTATATGCATCATCTACTACTTTTATAGTTAATCCTTGAGTGACCTCTAATGACCCTGCTGAATAATTTGTTGAACTATTATTTAAGTGATTTGCCCAAAGGAATCTTGTTCCATTAATCGCATTCCTTACGCCTGTTTTCCATCCTCCAAATTGAGAAATGTCTGCCCTTGCACCTGTGTCAGAATCTAGCTTTTCAATAACTTGAAACACATTTGATTCATTATTAAAGGAATCCCTAGCACCAAAGATTTGTACATTGCTAATAGTTGGATTTCCACCTCTAAATGTAATACCACTTGTGCCACTAGCATACATCTTACAATCCACCATCTCGGTGGTGTTTGAAATATTAAACTGGATGTCCCCATCGTTTCCAATTTTGTCAATGATGCAGTTCTCAAATCTAACACTTCCTGTGATTGTTGCTGAAAACTCACCTCTAAAATTAACACCAATAAAATTACTTTGTCCACTAGTATTGTTATCTATTCTCAATGCTTTAGAGTTCCACCCCATACCAGACCCCTCAATTGCATAAATGATATCACCAACCTCTGGGTTGAATGAAAATCCATTTTCAGTCTGTGGGCTCTTTAGTTGGAGTGTGCCCGTATTTTTCACATACAATCTGTCCTTGTGACCAGTGCCTTTAAATATCCAAATTTGCCGACCAAAATCAATATCTAGGTCACCCTCAATGTGAAGTGCATTTCCACCAAAATCCACAACCTTAAATGTACTGTGAGATTGGTCACCAACTGTAGTTACATTTACTGAACTGATACCCTCCATTGCAGTTAAAAATGATGCAGTGTCATCAGTTCCACTTTGTGTAATTTTAGGGTAAGTATTACTGCTATAACTAAATGTGCCTTCTGTGAAACTCATGCGTAATCCTTTGTAATTGATGCGAGATTACCATCTCCATCATAAGTAAATGTTTTTGTAAGTTCAGTTACGCTTGATCCATCTTTGACCACAATTTTAGTAAGCAAACCATTCGTATATGTGAATGATTTTGTTTGCACTAAATTTGATTTAGAAGATGTAGACCATGTATTAATTTCCGAAACTATTCCATTAGTATGGGTGGTCTCTGAATAACTATCTACCCCACCACTAGACTCTAGGGTAGATACCCTAGAACCTAGTGATTTAAATTCAGTACCTACCGCAGTACCGATCTGGGAGAGAATATCCATTAAGCAGTTTTGGCAGTGGTCAGTGCGTTACTGAATGATGCGTAATTGCCAAGGGATACATTATTAATTAAAATACCACTGCCATCTGAGGCTTTAAATACACCTTCAAAATTTGTTGCAGTAATATCTTTTGCCTTGAGGTCTGCATAAGCACTACCCTTCTTTGCTTCCCAGAGTGAATTGGAGTCCTGCCAAAGAAATGATGCCTTATCTTCCCCACTTCCACGATTGATATTTAACCCAGAGCTTTGTGCGGTTTCAGAATCATCATTCGCAAGATTAAGCTCAATAATGTTATCGGAAATTTCAACTGTTGTTGTATTAACAATTGTTGTTGAACCTTTAACCTTTAGAGTGTCAAACTCACCATCACTAGAAACTATCTTTGATGCTTTAGTACTACCATCTAAGATATTATTTACGCTTGCGATGGTTGCACGAGAGTTTTGCAAATTAGTAATTGCAGTATTTGCAGTCCCCAGACTCGTCTTTGTTGCGTATGGTGTGAAGTCTAGATTATCTACTGAACTTACAACAGTTCCCAAACTAACCTTAGTTGCATACGCATCGGTTATTGCTTTAATTTCTTGTCCGACTTTTTGTCCGACTTTTCCTAATATATCATTTGCCATTTTATTTTTGTGTTTAAGTTAACTTGTTAATTCATACCCAACCCTAAAAGATTCATCGTCTCCATATTCTTGCCTTATGGATTCCAGTCCAACATCGTCTACATATTCCAGTTCACTCCAGTTCTTAAAACCGTCACCGACTTTAATTCGGTTACCTGCGGTGAGGAGTTCGACTCCTATCTCACCTTGGTGTAAAACAGGGTCAGACCCTTCCCAGTTTTGAGTGGAATCCCTGCGAAGCTTTATTCGTCTAATGCTCATGCGAACCCTCCATCTAAATCAAATCCACTTACATAATGTAAGTCAGCATCACTGTACCCTGCATCAATAATCGAGTCTACGAAATCAGTTTGAGCAACGGCATTCCATTTTTGGGAAACTCCATCATACTGCAAAGTGGACAGATCACTTGGTGCGGTTATATTCGTGTCCGTAAGTTCCCCAAGTGATGTTACTAAATTTTGAGTGGCATTAACCCAGTTGTTACCATCCCACTGTATTATTTGACCCTGTTCAATACTCTGGATGTTAGTGTCAGTTAGTTGACTGAAATTCCCTGCACCACTTTCGTCATTCAAGTTAGTCCAACGAGTGCCATCAAATTTCAATACTTGACCAGAGGCAGGTGAACTAATCTGCACACCGTTTAAACTGTCTATCGCAATTTCCTCTAAGCCTTTTTCGTCACTTAAATTAGTCCAACTTGTTCCATTCCATTTTAGTGCTTGCCCAACCTCCAAGCTTGAAACATTTACATCATTTAAGCTAGGTAATGAAGTGGGTTGATTTGGTTGTGGTAATCCACCACCGACTAATGAACCATTAATAAGTAAAGTACCATCCACCTGCATAGTCTCACCAGACTGGATAGTAATATTATTTGTTGGTACGAAGACTCGTGGAGTTCCTATTTGCTCAAAAGTATTTGCGGTGATTTCCGCACCAACTTCTGGAACACCTTGAGGTATTACTGTTGCCTCAATTGCCATTAGGTAAAATCTCCTGTTGTTCTGCTAGTCGCAAATGCCTCTAAGGAAACGCTTTTAAATTTCGCTTCATTTGTACTAGGTCTCAATGCATCTGTTTTGAATGAGCAATCAACTTGGACACTAGCAGTGTGACCCCTTTGCGAAATATTAAATCGACTTAAAGTTGACTCACTGGAATCAGTTGAAAGTTCTTTTGAAACTACAGTTGAATCTGGGTTCTTTGTCTCTGTGGTAATTTTTAAATCTACACCTTCAGAAATATCGTAACTGCATGAACCTCGGACGAATTTTTTGATTTCTCGTGAACCTAAAATATAATCTCTGGTTTTAAATTTGCCGTAAATTTCTGAACCTTGATCGTGAAGAGATGTTTCATATTTAGAAACTTTATATTCGTCCAAAATATACAAATCCTTACCAATTGATCCAATATCACGAATATCAATATCCCAGTTAAAAGTATCAATTGATACCCACTGGGAAACAAGTGAATCATAAACCGCAATCGTATTACAGTTCTCTGAATCAATCCCAAAAGTGAAATAAACTTTGTTTCGGTGGTAGTGAACAACAGACTTTTTTAATGAGTTTAAATTAATCCGATCTATTGTGCTCTGGATGGGCTTGCTCAGTGGCTCAAGGTCAAGTGTTGCCTTACTAACTGCTATGCCCATGCCCTTCGCAGGATCACTGCTAGGGACGATTACTTGAATGTTCCCTTCATTCGATATGAAATAAATATAAGAACCATTTTGAGCGTATGCCTTTGAACCACAAATACCGTACTGTCTAGTGATCTCAAAGTTAGTGGAATTTAATCCAAGTGAGTGGGTATTTGAGATTATATGAATACTGTTTCTGTTAAATATGATTGCTTGATTTTCTGCAAAACTACAAATGGCAAGGGTGACATCACTAGTGCCTTTGTTGCAAAAGAAAGTGTTCGTAAGTGCGAACTGATTTGGTTGAAGTAAATCTGAAAAAGCAACAGTGGATGGGGAGTCTGCATAATAAGGAACAACCAGTCTGTTGGAAAGGTACTGACCGAATGGAACTGATGGACAAACAAAATTAACTGCACTGTCCACAGGAGTTTGACTTAGATCATATATTATATTTGCTGACCCACCCCATGATTTTGGGGTTTTATTTTCGGCAAACAACAGAACCTGCTCAAATGCTTGGATTCCATAAACTCGATCAGTGTGTGAATATTGATTGTGAATATTGACATTCACATTAGAAGTTACACCCTCAACATTAAAAGGGTAAACAACTAGTAAATCTTCAAGCCCAGAGTTGGGGTCAGAGAACTTAACAAAACCTAAACCTTGCCCCTTAGACTTTACTGTCTCTAGTCCTTTTCTTACTGAGATAACTCCTTTGTCAAATCGCACATTCTCCGCAAGCTGAACCATCCCTGCCTCCAACAACAAAGGTTCAGTCTGTTGATCTAATCCTCTAAATGCAGGATCACCATCCTCAATGTAAGGATCGTCTAACTGACCAGTTGTGCGAAAGGTTGGCACTAGTTATTCCGTCTCCATTCTAATAATCGATCCAACTTATCTTCGATACCATCTAGGCGTTTAAACAGTGTCTCGTTCTCGGTAGTGTTTCTTGCCATATCGACTTCCAGTTTGTTAATCCGCTTTCCGTAAGTATCCATACGGTTAAATAATCCTTTGATGACAAATCCACCGACTGCAAACAATACACCACTGACTACTTGTAATGCTGAGAATATTATATTTCCTTCTTCCATTTTTCTTTTTGTTTTTTGGAATGCCAGTGGGTGTAAATCATTGGAACTAAAATCCAGAGTCCAAGACCGATGACGCAAAGTTTAATTACTCCGTAGACCTCGGTTAGAACCCCATCAAAAAATCCGTTGTCCTTTGCCTCATCCAGTTTTGCCTCAACCACTTTATTTACATCCCCAGTCGTTAAAGCTTTTAGGACTCTCACTTCACTCTCAACCTTATCTGAACCTTGAACTAACAAAGTCCCTGCCCCTGCTCCCAGACCTGCTCCCAGACCTGCCGTAACTGGGTTGCCTCCTAGTGCTCCAATGCCTCCTCCTACCACACCAAGAGTGGCAGGTAGGAGAGGCTTGAAACTCATAGATTTACAACCACCTAACAACAATAAACTGACAAACAAGAGTCTCCACATTAATCCATTTGGATCGTGAATCCACTTGCAGGAATCTTAAAAATATCTCCCTGTTGGATAGACACTGGAGAGGTCAATGAACCGTAAAGTAAAATGTTTCCACCTGTTGGTGCATCATACAATGCAACATGGGAAATATCACCCCAATTGTCATTGGCATCATCCCAGCGAAACTCTGCTGAGTTGGTAGCAGAACCAGTTGAACTTACTGAGAAGTCTCCTTGATCAGTTCCACCGACTTGAACTCGTGCGTAAGCACCTCCAGTACACTCTGTTCCACTACTGGAATCAGTTGGTGCAGAAGTGAGTAAACCAATATAAGGTTTCCCACTACTGAGCGTTATTGCCGTTCCTCCAAGCAATCCTGTTAAAACTGCTTCCTCCATATAATCTGATGCTTGTGCCATAATTTAATTTTCCTGTTCTGGTTCTGGTTCTGGTGTAAAAGGTTCTTCCTGCTCCCTAGTGGGAATAACAGGTTCTAGTTCTGATTCTGGTTCTGGTTTGTTTTTTAAAATTAAAGGTTCTTCTTCACTCATAATTATCCTAATGCTGAGACTGTTTTTGTTTGTGTTCCAGAGTCAAATTTAAGTCCGTTTGCGACTACATTGAAATTAAGATCGGAAGCACCCAAACTACTTCCTATAGAATATGTAAAAGGGAAGTACCCCACTGCATAATTTACCCATCCACCTGTGGCATTGGGAATATCTGCAAAGGATGTAATAGTACCACTCTGAGCACTGCACTGACTTGCTTTAGCACCAGTTACATTCCATGACATTTGAATGTCCGAAAGGGAATCCCAGTCTGGTTTATAGACAAGAATTTTTACCCAAAAATTATAGGAAGTACCACTGCCCCAAAGTGGTGAAATACTAGAATATCCAGACAATGCCATAGTGGTAGTATCGTCAACTATTCCTATGCTTGAGTATACGCTTGGTTGCTTTAATATAACAAATTGTGATCCATTTTCTGGGTAGTACATATTGGCAGTAGTACTAGAAGTCACGGTCATTGTTTGGTCTGCAACATACGGTTTTTTGTAAACCGTTATACCGTGTTGAGCACACGGTGAACTTGTGTTTACATCTCCCCATTCTTCATAAGAATAATCAACCCCAGTAGTTAAATCAATTACACTGGAATCATTCATTGCGATCCTAAAAGTTGGTCTTGGTACATTATTAGCGTATGCTTCTGAAAGCCAACTGTAAGTCTGGTGCTTGATTTTATAATTACCTCCATCCCTTGTTTTAGGGTAGGAATTACCTTCATACCCAGAAAACCCTACTTGATTTAAGTTTAGTGGGTTTGGTTTAGCGGTTTTAAGGGTTTTAACGAATCCATTTTCAGAATAATCCCATAGGGTTCTTTTGCCTATTCTAGTTGCTCCGAAACTCACATCATGTCCTTGATAACTATCCCAACCGTGGTTCATGTGACTCGCTGAGACAATATCTAGTTCAATTTTTTTAACATACTGTCCACCAACCTTAACTAAGTTAAATCCATTGCCCGCATAAGTGCTATTACTACTATTCCAGTAACCCTTTTTATCGTCTATAAATACAGTAACAGAACCCATTTTAAACTGTGGTAAAAGTTAACACACCATTGGAAATAGAGATAGAGACTCCTGCTGATCCGTCTGCTCCTGCACTCCCTGCATCTCCCTTATCTCCTTTATCACCTTTTTGCCCAGTTCCTCCAGTTTGTCCAGTTTGTCCAGTATCACCCTTTAGGTTAGTATAAGAACCCATAGAACCATTTGCATTTTGAAATCGCAGACTAGTTCCACTCCAACCGTGACTAGGAATATCACCTTTAACACCTTGTGCTCCCTGTGCTCCTGTTGCACCATTTGCACCATTTGCACCAGTATCTCCAGTATCCCCTTTATCACCCTTAACACCTTGGATTCCTTGGATTCCTTGAATACCTTGATCACCAGTGTCACCCTTAACACCTTGGATTCCTTGGTCTCCAGTATTTCCCTTTAAACCAAATTCCCCTTGATCTCCCTTACTGGACATCACTTCCCATAAATTTGAAAAGTTGTCTGGGTCTTGTCCTGCACTGGTTACCGCAACACAAATGTAACTCGTTCCATTAAAATTTACTACATCATCTACAATGTAAGATGTTGCGTTATCGAAATTGCCTTTCCAGACAAATTTTATTCTTCCTAAATTTACAGTTGCCATAATTATTATCCTGTTATTGTTGCCATTAAATTACCATTTGGTGTGTGTGAAAAAGTGAAACCAGTGCTTCCAAAAACTACCTCCTCAAATGAATCAAATTCCTCTGCTGAAATATTTTCCGTTCCATTATTTGTGGTTGTGACAATTAGTTCACCTGCACCATTTTTCTTAAATCCGAAAACTTCGGCAATAGGTGCTCCTAAAATATTTCCACTCACATCGAGGTCACCATCGACCTTGACTTTGCTATCGCTTAATTGAAGTGGAGTTGGAGTTCCCTCACCATCTGAAACCACTCGTAAAGTTTCATCGACTCCGATGTTTGAATTGCTAACTTGTAGCAAATCTTTGTAGGTATCTTTAATTGGTCTTCCTGTTAAATCTCCACTCATATTATGCTCCGTCCTCCCAAGGTATGTTTAGGTCTTCCCAATCTGCGGTACTCGACCAGTGTGCTAAGTAAATCTGTAATCCGTAATTCACATCAAACTGTGGGCTTGCTTTCTTAATTGCATTCTTGCCACTAGGTGTAACGGTAATTCCTGTCGCACATGATGCACCTCTATGCCTAGTCCTAGTGTATTGACTTAATGCACCGATACTAATGGTAGAGAAGATAAGTGCCATTGCGTAGGCATCGATGCTACCCACTGGAATTGCACGATGTGACTTACCTGTTGTGAATTTTATATGCGTATTCGCAAATGCATTTTTGGTTACATTCCGAACACTTGAAAGTTCTGCACTAAGCTTAATATTAGAATCATTCAGCTTACTTTGCTTAACTGGATTATCTCCAGTTGACTCAAGTTTAAAATCAAATGACTGAGGTGCAGGTTTACCATAAACTGTAGCATTTCTTCCAGTACCTTTTGCACTGAATTTAAAAGTCAAATCTCCAAATGCTTCTTTAACCCCACCAATTTGTTCAGTGGTAATATCTGCCATTGTGTTACCACGAGCATTAACCCTGCGGTACGGTTCACTAGAAATAGTGTAAGGCATCGCACGGTCTTGTTGGTTATTCAGCTTATCCACTTCTCTAACCAAGAGGTCTAGTCCATGAATGTCTTGCAACTGAGATTTCTCGTGTTGCCCCTCTCCCACTAACCACCCTCGATAAGCATATGCTTTAATGGCAGGTACGAGAAAATTGGGGACTTGTTCCGAACCAGATGTGCTAGTAAAAGTGGGTGCTTCCCTGCGGTATTTAATCCACAGTGTATTCTGATCTTCGTTCAGCGTGGATACATAAATTCCCTCCGCACCCTCTCTCCAGTCCAACGGTTGAACATTGTTGTAACGAGGATCACCAGTATGAACTGAAAGGATAGTTCCAATAGTATTCTTACCAGTTTGCTCATACGGTATGTACCGTTCAAATTGTGTGTTAATTTCAATAAAATAATTTGTGTCCTCTGGAGTAATTCCATCCCACTCATAATTTACTAAATCAACATTTGATGCAGTATTACCTGCTAAAATTGCTCGGCAAAGATAAGTCTTTCCTTTGTAGGTGACCCTTGCCCCTAATTGATAGAGACCCTTAGTAGTCCACTCTGGGTCAGTGTAATAATCTCCTATTTCGTACCACTCTGCTCCAGACTCTGGTGCGGTTGTTGCACTCGCACTCCATAACCTCCAGTATTTGTCTTGATAATAAACTTCTGCCCCACTTGAGTAACTAGTAGATGGGTTATATTCATCTCTAAAATACCTTTCCTCGGTAGTCGTAAATTCTGCCCAAGGATAATAGTCCCAACAAAAACGAGTGGCATCATTTATGTATTCTGCCAACATGACTTTTTCATGTGCGAGAATATTGGTTGGGTCAATTCCTGCGGTAGAGGCAACCCCTCTTTCTAACGCATCGTAAGTTGTTGCCCTCATCGTTTAAACAACGATATTACTAGATACGCTTTTTATTTTAACGAGGTCACCAAACCTCTTTTCAATCCAGTCCAAAAAGGCTTTATCCTTCCAACAGGAATCACCTAATTTGTTTGCCCAGAAATGATAAACATCTGGGCAGACTCTCATTCTCAATCTTCCGAATGATAAGTTTTTTCGTTCACCTCCAGAGACTCTCTTTTCTGCCTCCATCAGTTTCTTTTGCTCGATCTCAGCGTTATCCAGATCGGCACGGTAAATGTCGGCTAATGCTCCGAAGACATCTTTGGTGAGGTTCTCACCACCAACATTTATTTCTTGATCCGTGCCAATCATGGACAACTACTACCCCAACTAAATTAGGAAGTGAGAGTGTACTTACCGTGGTCAAGACCACCAGAGTACGACTTCAAACTGAATACCGATTCAATGATTGAACGAGCACCTCCACCAAGGTCTGGTAACTCACGAACAGAAGTTTCTTCTGCAAAGCAAGCTTCCAACTGTGGCATATTCAAAATGAACAATGTGTTTTGCCCAACACTCGCATCATATGCATCCGAACCGTCTCTGGCATCTTGTTCTAAAAACGAACTAAGATTCAAAGTGATTGTTCCGAAATCAGATTCAATAATGTCAACTGAAGCAGACAAGCGACCTTCGTCAGTGTCACGATTAGAAACAACAAGGTTGTTGGTTCTTGGTGTGAACAATGTGAAGTTACTAATTGTCTTCTTAACTTGAGTTCCGCAAAGACCATAAAAAGTCTTATCAGATTCACCAGTTTGCTCATAGATACTCTGAAGAATATCACGCAAATCCTCTTCCTTCGCATCAGCAGAAGCAACAGATTTAATTGAACCAGTTGGTGTGCGGAAATCAGATGGCACTGGAAGCGTAGACTGAGCGGATGAACTAATCCATTTACCTAAACCACGAGTCTGGTATGGTGTGGAAGAAGTTTCCTGTGCAGTTTCTTGCGAAGAACAAAGAGTACTTTCAATATCTCGTTTTGTCGCAACAAGTGCTTTAGCAATACTATTTGCCATTTCCTTTTTGTACCCAACTCCTGCAACATCAGAAACCATATTTGCCAAGCGAGATACTTTGGGTACTCGTCTTGTGTACTGTAAATAAACAGAACATTTAACACGATCATCGTAATTTTCAAAATCCGCAGAAGTGATATCATCACCGTCCTGTGGTAAATTATTTGAAATTCCAGATGCATAAGTTGCAGTGCGGACAAGGTTGTCTTTGTGCTTATCTAAGCCCCACTCAACAAAACTGTTTTTAGGTGCTGAACCTTTTTTTACCTGCGACATAAACGGTGTAGATTTTTGATCTACTACTGTTAATAAGTCACTGAGTGATTCCCTTTTAAGGGACTGTGATCTTTCGACTATTCCTGCCATAATTTTTTCCTCCTAAGATTTTTTAAAGAATTGATTCTATGTAACTACTTGCATCTTCGATGTCCCCAGAACCTGCATTCGCTAGTAAGGATTTTTTATTTTTACCCCTACCTTTAACCACTGATGGTTTTGCCCTGCTTGGTGCGGATGGTACAGAGGGTGCGGTTTTATTTACTGGTTTCTTTGCTTGTCTGGCATTAATTGCTTTAATGCCTTCCATTGCGTATCCCAGTGTTAAAACTGCATATGGGTCTTTTTTATAATACTCAGCTAAAGCCTCATTCATTTGCAGGACTTTTTTACTCTCCACCATCTCTGGTGATGATTCATCCTTCATCCACTCAAAGGTCTTTTTAGCTAACTCAAAGTTGCCTTCCCTTTGTTGAATTTTCTGAATTACTTTAGGAATATTTTTGCGGAGATCACGGTCAGTTTGTGCCATCAATTTTCTCGCTTGATCGTACTCAACTTCATGTTCATCCCCACTGAGGTCTGTGTACTCACCACCATCTGGATTTTCCATCAACCAATCTCGGAGATGCTCTGCATCGTCTTCCCTTTGCTTGACTTCTTGAATGGTGGTAAGGTCTTCAAAACGATCCATGCCTTTCTCTTCGACTTTCTGCCGTTGAGGTTCAGCTTTCTCTAGTTCCTCAATTCTGGATCGGAGTTCAGCAGTTTCTTCTTCCGCTTTATTCCTTGCCTCGATTAATTTACCAATTCGTTTCTTGACTCCATCAGAATCACCTTGCGGTTCTGGTTCTTCTGGTTCTTCACCAACTTCACCTTCTTCACCCTGCTCTTCTTCAAGTTCCTCACCCATTTCCTCTTCTGACTCATCATTGGATTCCTCCGAATACTCAGCGGACTCCTCTGTCTTATCTTCCGATGCACTTTCAAATAACGATGCCATTCCGCTTGCCTCGGCAATATCTCCGAAACTTACTAGATTTGGACTTTCCTGTTCTTCTGCTTTTAGAGGTGCGACCTCGTTTGATTCTGTCATTTTTATATCGAGACGATTGATAGTTACTCGTGGATTTCGCCACGGACGATAGAACCATCAATCCGTACAGAATTGATCACTCGCAAGTGATCCGTTGGAGTTGCGGTTACTTGCGGTTTACGAACCGATACCAAGTGCCTCGGACAAGGTGACCAAACTCAGATGCCCATCGACTTCCTCGGTGGACTTCAATATCACCATCCGCTACTGCCTTCTTTAATTGTGCTCTGCTTTTGCAAACACCGTAATTAGAATTTTCAATAAATTCTTTAGCAGTGAACCAGTCATTACCCTTTGGTTCATCTCCTTCCTTTGCGTTTAAACGACCTATATTTTTTGCCCAGTCTATTGCCATAAGAATTTTCCATCGAACCTGCGGACAGGATAAATTGCCCAAGATTTTTTAGAGTAGTATCCATAAACCCAACCTGCTTCATGTGCTAACCGATTTACCTTTGCCCTATTCCAATCCATTGCCGTTGTTGCTAAACAACCTGCGGATACTCCTGTGCATCCACCCATCTTTGGAATTGATGCAAATTGAAACGAGTGGATGTGTCCATGAACTACCGCCCCACCCTGCACACCAAATGTTTCTGCGTGTCTCTTGGTTGCGGTAATGCCATGATAAAAACCGTGGACAAAATTTATTTTTCCAAGTGATAAAATACCTTTATCCACATCGTAAGGGTAAATTCTGCACTTTATGGAACGGCAGGTTCTTTCAATATCCTTGATGCCCATTTTTGCAGTATCACGAATTAAACCAATTGAGTGTTTGTGTGCCGTTTGCCAAAGTCTGTCATCGTGGTTTCCCAGTAAGAAATGGTGTGGTCTCCATTCTTTTAGAAACTCCATACCTGCTTCCACATCTGCCTCCATTGATGCATTTCTTTCAGCAGGATCAGCATTCCTCATTAGTGGAGAAAAATCAAAAAGGTCTCCACCAAAGATGCGAACATCTGGGTTAAATTCTTTTGTAAATTTTAACAGTTCTGCGGTTGCCTCATAATCCTGTTTATCACCATGCAAGTCTGAACAATAAATAAATGATTTCATTCTTCTTCCTCAATTTCGATGACTGACATATTGGCAATCAGTTCAAATTTTAATGTGTCCAAAACTCCGCAAACTTGCCGAACCGTGAATCCTTTTTCTATTTCTGGTTGAACTATTTCATTTAACTGTTCTTGTAATTCGTCTTCCCATTCTTCCATTGTCGGTATTCCTCCATTTTGGATTTTAAGGTACTAATCGCATCCACCCTGCCAGAGGCATGGGAAAGTCCGTGAGAGTCTAATTTCGGATCAGAAACATCATTCACCGCAGACAAGAGGTGGGAGTCGATTACGGTGTCAATTGCTTGCCAGATTTTTGAGTCCTCACCGTACTCTGAAAATATTCTACTGACATCTTCAGCTTTCATTGGTTCTGGATATTTCACCAGAGTTGCTCTGCGTTTAAACAGTCCGATCATTGTTGTCCTCCCATTACTGGTTTCACTCCAACTCTTCCAATTTGTGCATTCTCTTGTTGGGAAATTCCGAACTGTAAATATTTCATTCGGTTGTCTGCCAGTTGCTTTACGAGTGGTTTTTCTGCCATCTTCTGTTGAAGTTCTTGAGACGATTGTAAAATCTGTTGAGCCACTTGAGAACGAAGTTCAAAATTCACACCTTCTTTTGGTGGTGGTTCGATTTCATTCATTATTCTTACCCAACTCAATTGCTCATCCTCAATTTCTTTTTGCGAGGCACTCTGCTTGTCCATGACCACTTGTTTTGCGAGCATTGGATCAATTGATTCCGCAATGATTTCAAGTAGCTTAGAACGGTCTAATGCACCAGTAACATCGAACTGGGTAAGCTTAGTTACCGCATCTAATTTTTTCTCCATGAACTCTTGATTGAGGACATCGACAGAGAACCTCAAAGAAAGGTCATATCGTCCTGCAATGTCATCCTGTTGAACCGCAATTTCTTCCACCGCACCACCTGTTAATCGTGCTACAAATTCTGGAGGCAGATACTGTTGGCAAAGACTTAAAGCTTGCGATAAAGCCTCTCTCCATGAGTCCAACCAACGATTGACCATGCACTGTTGGTACAGTTGTTTTGCCTCTGGTTTCTCTGGATTACCAAAGTACCTTTCCGCATCCATGATGGTTGCCTGTTCTGCTTCAATACTCCCCTGCGATGGCACTGGTGGATTCAACCACTGGATGTCATCTGGACGAGTAATTGTCATCTGTGATGCAGGTGCGACAAGTAAATTCAAACCTCCTCTGCGAGCATTAACTAAGAGTGGTGGTATGACACTAATTTGACTCGCATCGTTCCTTAAATCTCGTTGTACCTTCGCTTCATATTGGTTCGTGGCAACTAATTCTGGGATTCCTCTGGAGTCAAAAATGGATCGTGATAATCGTTCACGAGAAAATAGAACAAAGGGCATTTGGTTATGACCGTACTCAAGCATTTCGTGCTTACCGTAATTACCCTGCACATGACTTGAAAATGCGGTGCAATAAATCGCAGGGACATTCGTGTCCTCATCGTACTGTCTTTGATATGCGGTAAAGATTTCATAGAGACCATCGAAGTCTCCCTCGACTCCCTTACCCAAAACATTTACTCCGATCTGGATGGGATTTCGATAATCGTATTCCGCTACTCCAGAAACTCCTTCCGCTTTTTCTAAAACCTCTTCAACAAAAGATTCATCATATCCCTCGGTAATAATTTTTTCACGAAGTTCAGTTTCACTCAACCATTCCCTTCGCATGATAACACGAGCACGGTCAATTTCTGTGCAATTCGCATCAACAAAAATATCATCGTATAACTTATGAGCGACAAATCTTGGGCGATTCTCATGTTGAGTTGGAGCAGGTAATTTTGTCTCTCCAGTTTCACGAAATTCTTTTAATCCCTTTTTAAGTACCTTTGGTTTAACTCCTGCAAAAACTTGACCCATTATTGCCAGTGCTTGTTCTTCCATGTCTGGGTCTCTAAGAAGAGTTATTAATTCTTCAACATCCTGCTCCTGCCCACCTGCTTCCTGCACCATCATAATCACATCTTGGATGCTAAATTTCTTCATCCGCATGATTACTTCCTGTTGCCAGTAGACTCCCAAAATTCCAATTGCAGGTGAACCAGAAAACATTTCTTGGGCAAGTAATTCTACTTCTCTACGAAGTTCTGGGAGCATTCTCTGCTCTAAGAAATATGAAAGTGTATCCCTCCAGTAAGAGGCTTTTTTGGTGTCACTGGTCTCAACTCCAGACACATTCATATTAGACCGAAAGAATGCTTCAGTCACCATATGGATGTGCTCATTAATCAAACGGTCTGCCAATCGAATCTGGATGTCACTGGCATTCTCCCACGGTGTAGGACGGTGACCTAAGTGCTCTTCATGCTTGCGACCATCGTCCGACTGACCTTCCCATCGACAATAGCGGACATCCTCAAAGTCATCTCTCCTGCGAAGATTCCTACCTGCATCCTCCAAGATGTCAGAAAGCTCAGACTGCAAGGCATCAATATCTGGTTCATTAGATACCTTATTTTTATCGGAGTCGTACTGGTTCATGCTTGAACCCCACTCTCCAATAATTTTTCAATATCTTTGCGGACGAAAAATGCCCTCGCACCCTTCCGCAAATATCTAGGGATTATAACACCCTCTTTGACCCATGCAGTCATTTCGTGATCGGCTAAACCCAACCACTCCATAACCTCTCCTCGCCTCAATAAGGCTTTTTTCGGTTCATCTCCTGCCATTCCCCAAGGGGAGTAACAGAAGAAAAAGGAGTCAAATTATTTCTGTGATTTAGCCTTGACAACCATCATGTCGATGGTTCTGCCCACACCTTCTGGTTGACTTAATAACCAGTGCTTTGTTTCTTGTGCAATTGTTGTGGTCAGTTGAGTTCTTTTAAACTCCTCTGGCATTTTTGGTCTACCAGATTGATTGCTTCGCTTTCCACCCCACCTGCCTTCATCTTCAATTTTTTTAGATTCGCTCATTGGAGTTAATCTTGGTTTTAATTATTGGATTAGGCAAGCTACAAATTACTTTTGTATTACAATTTATATAAATTAGCTTACCTTCCATTGCGTGATGAACTAGGGCATCTTCAGTTTGCTCACCAGATGCCGATATGGGCAAGCCCAGTATATCCAAAAATCGTCCTGCTACCTCTTCTATTAAGTCATCCTCACTCATTAATTAAATCCTTCAAATATTGTGCCGTTGCCTTCAACTCAATTATGATATCTGCCAGTGATTTTTCCTCTACTTGGGAATCTTCTGGAAGCTTTGCGTTAATTTCTTTCTCCGCTTGTCTGCGGTACTCAATGTAATTTTCTTCGTCTTTAAGACTGTGATTTGTTTCGATCATAATAGTTCTGAGCGAACACACCAGAGGAGAAAAATCACCTCTGATGCGAACGCAATTGCTAGGATTGTGTCTGGGTTCATATTAATTGATGGTTAGTTCTGTTGATCCGCATGACCAACATTGAAAGTGTTCGTGATCGATTTCATCGATAACTTTACGAGAGGCACGAACCTTAAATCCGCACTCACATTCGATTTTAATCTGACGAGTGGTTTGCTTTTTATGACCACTGGAAATGTCGATTTTCTTGTGAGGATAATCACCGTAACGCTTTACATACTTTACAAGTAAGTCGTAAAGTGGTGTGCCTTCCACTGCGGTGCATTCGGTAGGTTTACCCTCAAGTCCAACTGCACGAGCAATATCAGTAAAGGCTTTACCATGACCAGACTGGCAATCGTCAATCGCATGACATAATTCGTGAATCAATATGCCAAGCACTTTGATTGAATTATCAACTGTTGGACTAACGAAAACCTCGTTTACTCCTGCGGTTGAGCATGACCTTGAATAGCACTCACCAATTCTGCGTTTGCGTTGAGTGAATGCACCTTTGCTTGGTAAAGAGCATGACACTCTAACATCAGCAGGAACGGTCTGACCGTTTTTCGTGAATAATGATTTGGACAACCTTTCTGTTGCCTTGCGTAAATAAGTTTCCCTGTCATTCATGATTAAAACAATAATATTAATTATTATATAAAGCAAGCACTAAATAAAAATATCCTGTGTCATAAAGTTGCAATGTCTTTTATGCCTCTAATTTCCTTTAGGTATTTGATTTGTATCACCAAATCTCCGCTAAGAATATTAATTGCTTCCAATTGTTTTAGGGTATCACCCTTTCCAGATTGGCATTTGTTTGCCAATTTCTGGATGGTCTTTTTGGCTTTAAATATTCTTTCTCTGGTCTCGGAAAATTCTTCATCACCTTTCCACTCCCAGAGTGCCTTTGCGTTTTCGTTAGATATATTTCCACTCATATTTAATTCCTAGACTTTAGAGATGTATTGACATTTAAGAATATTTTCTTGAATGCCCAAAAGAGTATTAAGTCTTTTTTGCGAGGTGTCTTGCACCGTGATTTAATTTGTTGTTGGTAACTCATTGATATTAATAATTACAAATGTCTCCACTGATATTTCCTACCTTTTCAAACTTTTCAATTCTCCAAACCCTCCCCCATGATATTCTTGAACGATCAAGAGTTTTGTTCGCTTTCTTTTTGAACTCATCAATATTGTTACATTCAATATTTTTTGGGCGAATTTTGCTTCCATCTGAATTGTTTAGGAAGTGTATTTTAAAAATTAATTGATTCATATCAGTTCCACTTAGCCTTTCCTCTAAGTATGATGGCATTGCCAACAATTCTACGATTCGCAATCATTGTTGCCATTCCGTTAATATCTAAACCTTTCAATAAACCTTCCTCATTGACCAACATTTGGTCACCGTCAGAAAGTTCGATTAGCTCAACGAATCCTCCGACCATTTTTTGAGCTTTTTTTAAGCTAGGTTTCTCTTCTGCAATTACCCAAACACTTGGGTCTTCTACTGGTTTTTCCATAATTATTGTTCCTGTATTTTTTGGATTACTAACTCTGATAAATTTTTAAGTCCATCAAACCATCGAGAAAGACTGACTTAGCTTTGCGGAGTGCGTTTTCACTTTCCTCTCCACGAATGTAATGATTTCGGAGATGAAAAGACTCGTGCGGTATCTTCTCAAAAAGTTCTAGAACTCCGATATTGAACTCATTCCACTCGGTTAAGAGTGAGGCTTTAGAATTTCCGTTCAAGTGAACGGTAGGTGTAATTTCTTCTGGGTTAATGCTCATAATTTTTAGTTGATGTAGCAGGTCAATTCGTACCTGCCAGATGATAAACGATAGATAACCACACAAGCATACTTTCTGGTGTGCTTGTCCTTGATGGTATCCACCTTGAAGTTCCACCTCTCAGTGGTCTCATAAGTAACACCTCTCCAAGTCTCGTCATCGAACTCAGATGACTTAGCTTCATTGAGACGGAGGAGGTTAATTCGGACATCTGCAATGCAATCTGCGAGAGTGTCGTGGTAAGATGATGTGCGGTTCTTGATCATGTTTAATACAATAAATTTATTTATTTGAAATAGCAAGTGGTAGTTGTGTCATAAACCTTTAATTCGATCTATTTCCACCACTACATCAATTGCTTTCTGAATAAGCTCAAATGAATCAATATCACCACCTTCAACAGTGATGTCTTTTTGATCCTTGCGAGTTGCACGAAAAAAAAGTTGTGCTCCTTCTTTGTTAAAAACTCTGGCAATTTTAAAACCTCGGTGGGTGTGAATATGCTTTGATTCGTGTTCCATGATTATAATTTTTCTATTTCTGAATCTCTGTTATTAAGTGCAAAACTTCGTGTTGCGAATCTATGAGCCAAGATAAGTTCCTGCCCTTTTTTAAGACCATTTACTCGGAGCATTCCACGAACAACATAGGGTGGTTCTTGATTAATGAATTTTAATTGTCTTTCGACTGTTTGCTTAAATGTTAATGTGTCCATGATTAGTCTGATATGTGGTATAATGATACGAATGGTTTTGGGTCTTTTTCAGTACCGTACAACTTGTTTAAACGGTCTGCCTCGGCATCTGCCTTTTCACCGTCCAGATCAAATGATCCGCAGAATGCCTTAAAGTAATACTTGGGATAAGAGTTATATCTACCGTAGTGCGTGTGACCTCCGAAAAGTTTATCAGCACCGTGATCCCACCCCTCGCCCTTTTTGGCTTTATTGAAAGGAGTGACCCTATCGCATAAATATTGAATAAAATAAAAATCAAATGTGTTCATAATTAAGACAATAATATTTATTAGTATGCAATGCAAGAAGTTCTTGTGTCATAAAATTTCATTCTTAGAAATAAAGAATTTTCCATCTTGAACAAGGAATCTGATATTTGCTTCAGCTTGATCCCAATCCACTCTTTCGCTTTCACTATATTCATAACCTTCGTTTGTCCTGCCATAAATATCTTGTCCAACAAGAATCTCATAAGGTTTTCCATGCTCACTGGCACAATCTAATCCGTAGGTAATATCTTTTTTGCGGAACGCAGTATAAGACCAATCTCTATACAGATCATCATCATTATCTTCACCAAACACACAGATTAAATATCCACTCCCATGAAAAAAACCTTTCCAATATTCTTTAAATTGACGATTACGGTATCGTTCACTCTTGCACAATTGAAGTGCTTTCTGAAAACGCTTAGATAAAATCTTTTTAAGTTGTGTAAAATTAACTTCCTCAACTAATCCTAACACAAACAAATCAGCAACCGATGAAACTTTATATGCAGTCCATTCATCTCCATTGGCAATATCGTGTTTACCAGAAACTTCTTGAGCTTCATCCTCATATTTATCGACATAAATAGGATACCAATCATCAAATTTAATATCTTGTTTTACCAAACCAGTTAATCTAGAAAATTGATCTTGGTTAATGTCGTTATTTACAGTTACGATATCAGTACCATTAATATCGAATAAAGCACCGTGGTCATGATGCTTACCTTTCCAGTCGTAACTTTGAATCCATAAAATATAATTGTTGTTCATAATTAAGACACTAATTTTAATTATAATAAAAAGCAAGCCCTAAATGAAATTCTTTTTTGGCAAGTCAAGAAATCGCTAAGGGGATACCCCTTAACCGTACCTTAAAAACCCAGTGTTTATGCGGTTCTTAGCCGAATATCGGCAAGTTTTTTTTCTTGTGTCATAAATTTTTTAGTGAGGTTCACTAAATCCGAAAGTGTACAACTTCTTGTACAACTAATACCCTCCCCCAGTGTTTAAAACTCCTGCCTCTGGGTCTAAATAGCACGGTGCTGATAGGCAAAAATACCTCAGAACATCAACAAAGTCCTTGCAAGCCCCATGTTTACCGTCCTGCCCAGTCCATGTAGATAGGGCAAATCGAGTGTTTTTGCAGTCTTCATGCACAAACAGTCTAGGAGTGTTTAAACTGTCAATTGGTTGCTCTTCATTGTAATCTAAAAGATCGTTAATCAATGTGACTCCCTCTTCGATTCTAACCCCCACGCTTGGCTCAAAAAACATCTCCATATCTGCCATTTGGTCAATTAGGGTAGTCACCCCACTTTTTGTGGGTGTAGGTGATGATCCAAACCGACTATCCATGATTCTGCAAAAAATTTCTTCGTCCCCTTCTTGATTTTTTATTTCTTGAAAGTATCTCGCCAGAGACCATCCAAAAGGTTGTTGGGCTAATCCCTTGTCACCATCAATCTTCTTCCCTGCCACTGACCACTCTCCCACCATTCCGATGCCCTCAATTGGATGCACTTGACTTGGAAATTCACGATAAACATAACATTTATTATCTGGTGCAACCCTCACCCAAATTATCACCCAGTTTTTGCCATGAGATGGGTCAACGATCATGTAATTTGTGCCTTCCTCTGGAATTTGTTTATCATTCACTAAGTGGTCACTTCCAAAACGAGGGAATTGCCCACCACTGACACGAGTTGGTAATCCATATGCACGAGTTAAAATTTTTGTCTTAGGATCGTGCTGAAGAGTGCGTTTTAAAGCTTTATAATCATTATACTTATTCCATTCTGAATGAAAAAACACAATTCGTGCGTTATCCTTTAACGGTTGCATAATTACTGGCACTTTTTCGTTCGGCAATAACTCTGGATCAGCAGGTATGCTTTTAATTGTCCTTGCCCCCTGCAAAAATTCACGAACCGTTGGTGTATATCCAGTCACTGGTGTGAATGAAATTAATAATCCACGATTAGGGTACGAACCATTCATCCATTCTGGGTGATTTTCGTTCACCACTGGACGGTTTGATCTTGTGGTAAGTCGAAAACGCAAACTGGCAATGAAATCATGGGGACAAAGTTCATCTGCCCAAACTAAATCCCACTCTGATCCCTCTAAAATGCCACTTTCCAAACTTTGAGAGTAATTTCTGAAGAAAATTCTCGATCCATTCGGTGCGACACAACAGGATTCAGTAAATCCACCCTTTTTTGAAAAAGTAAGATTGGTAACTTTGCCTTTTTTTGCCATCTTCCATTCGCTCGGAAGATACTTCCAAATATACTGTTGTTGTTGTTCAACACTGGTACTGGCGGTTGTATGCATGCATAAAACATTTGCCTCTGGAATGTCATTAATGACCTTTACTACTTTTTTACTGCAAAATTCTGACTTGCCACTCCTGTTCCCTCCCATAATTAACATTTCATCCACTTTGGCAAATTCATCATCTGCCATTTGCCAGTGAGGTGGTTCGATTCCATGATGGAAAGGGTCAATTTTTTCGGCATGAATTAATTCCTCCCTTTGGAGCAAAAGTTCCATCGTTTTATCTGCTCCCAATTCCTTGGCAGTGTCTGCATCTGGAAGCTTGAAATAAGGGTGTGGTGTAGGGTGGAAACTCACTTTTTCTTTTTAGGTTTTGGTTTAGCCTTGCCCATTTCCTTCAGCACTTTCGCAAAGATGTTCTGCGGATTACCCAGTCTCGCCTCCATCTTCTTTTGCTCCTGCACCTGCTCCCATTTCTCTACTATTCGTTCCGATTCTTTACTCATGTTACCATCTCCCTCTCCATCTAGGGGTTCGTCCAAGCATTACCCACACCCTACCCTCAGTGGCAGGTGGTCTAGCTTTGACCTTCATTCCTTTTAAAAAATTTTGATTGCTACTGACCCTCACATAAATCTCACCGCAAATAACTAGTTTTGGGTTAAGCGGAATTTGAGTTATCTCTAATTCCTGCGGTTTCGTGATGTCCAGTGGTTCACTGATTTCAGAAACACTAATTTCATCCTTTAGTTTCTCCCTTACCTCATCCTCTCCAGATTCAGTGTAGCAAATTTTATTGCCACTTTTTTCCCATCCAGAAACCCCACCTTCCGACCTCCATTCACGAAGTATATTTCGGTCAAGTCCAAGTTCTTCCGCTAAGTCTTTTTCAGTCTTCATTGTTTTCAGTTTTATGAATTTCTGGTGGACATACCACATCTTGGGTGTCCCACATCCATGCCAGTGCTAAATAATAATCTAATTCTTGCTCACCCATCTCTTTGCATTCCTTTTTAAAATATCAATTTTTACCAAATACGCTTTTTTGGACTCTCTGTCCCCATTGCCCACAAATTTGACCTGTTGAATACCATGATACAAAATACAATCCTTTATCCGCTCTGGTTTGATGATTAAATACCCATCTGGTAAATCAAACACCCAATAATCTGCTCTCGTTGAAATTAACCCACTTGGCTTGTCATACATTTTTACCTCAATGACAATATTGCCAGTTTCAGCAGATTTGTAATCCCTCTTCACCTCATATGCCATTTTTGTTTCAGCAATAATAAAATCATAATACTTAAAGTTTCCTTCCACGCACAAAGGATGTTGTCCCTTCTTACGGCACATATCCATCAGTTCATGCTCGGATATTTTACCTAATTCTAAGTCTTTTAAGAAATTCTCAGTCTCTCGCTGAACAAAACTACTTGTGTCTATTGTCATTATTTCCCTCCACTAATTTTTTAAAATGCTCCCTTGCTTTCTCTTCATTCTTTGGCATATAAAACCAAATTTTACTTCCACCCTCAGATTTACTCGGTAAACACTCCCTCGGTGGATAAACTGCACCATTGGGAAATACCGATTTGGGTAACCTCTTTATTTTCGCAACCATCCATCCAAACAGGTCACCCATTTGGTCATTTCGGTAGAGAACAATATCACCCACTCGTTCCAGTTGAACAAAGGTCATTCCCCATCGATCAAATTTAGTTTCCAGTGGTTTCATCGTTGAGTTACATGAACCGTTTCCTCGGTCATTATATCCTTTTTCTCATCCAGTCTTTCAAGGATGCCCTCTAGGAATTTTATGTAGGAGTCTTTGAGTTGATCCTTGAGTTGGTCTTGTTTGCAAATCTTCAATGCCTTCTGAAAGTCTGCCCATTGTTTTTTTTCTTTTTCGGTCATAATTTTAAAATTAAAAATTTCTTGTAGCACTATCGGTTGACAGATTCCAAAAGGAGAATACCTCCACCCCCCCCACCCTTAAAATAGAGGGGATTTGGGGTGATCGAGGACTATTAATCCTCTGTACATCCGCATGAATACTGGGCTTCCGTCTGCCACTTCCCAATAATGCCAAATAATGCACACTTATAATGGGAGTGTTGATGGGTTCGTGCGTGTTGGAGTGGAACGAGGGGAGACCTCCAACC